CCTATGGGTGGACAAGACGATCCAGAAACTATCATTATGAAGCTAGAAGATGAATTAGACAAGCTCAAAGATATTTTTGCAGCGCAATCCGGAAATGATATGGGTGACGAAGCAGACATGGACATGGACATGGGCGACGAAGAGTCTGGCGATGAGATGGGTGACGAAGAGTCCGACGAAGAAATGGACGACGAAATGATGGAAGCGTCGGAAAAAGACGAAGACGAAGACGAAGACAAAGACGAAGACCACGAGATGAAGGAATCACGTCAGACTCCACGTTATACAAAAACTGCTGTTGATTTAATGCGTGAATACGTAGAAAAAATCAGCGCACCTAGCAATACAGAGTTCACCCCAGTGGGCACTGGCGCAGGTGGCGACAATCCAGCTGGTAACACTAAGAACCCAATGGCAGGCAAAAACGACATGGGCGGCACAACTGGTAACATCGTAAAAGGTGGATCCGAGCAAGCCCCAGACGGCACAAGCCCAAAAGGTAAAGTTGATGGTAAGCTAGTTAAGAACGCACAGGAAATTGACGTTGCTAAACGCAATGTGAACAAGCCAGGCGGTAACAAAGGCGCACAAGACTGGTACGGCACTAAAGCTTCAGCTAAAAAAGGTGAAGACGGCGGTACAAATAAAACCAGCATTGAAACTGGTGGAAACTAATTAGGGCAATAATATGGCTTTGTACCTAAAAGAGAATCTTACTTTTGACCGGGCACAGATGGAAGTCCTTACCGAGGACTCCACAACTGGTCAAGGTAAGAATCTATATATGAAAGGGATATTCATCGAGGGCGGTGTTAAAAACGCTAACCAACGTGTTTATCCCATTCACGAAATAACAAAAGCCGTTAGTCAGATCAATGATCAAATCAAGGAAGGACATAGCGTCCTTGGCGAAGTTGATCACCCTGATGACTTAAAGATTAATTTGGATCGTGTGTCACATATGATTGAACAAATGTGGATGGACGGTCCTTGCGGACATGGTAAACTAAAGATTCTACCAACGCCAATGGGTAAACTTGTTGAGGCAATGATTACCAGTGGTGTCAAGTTGGGTGTTAGTAGCCGTGGAAGCGGAGAAGTAAACGAAAGTACCGGACATGTTAGCGGTTTTGATATTATTACCGTTGATATAGTAGCACAGCCCAGTGCCCCTCATGCATATCCAAAAGCGATTTACGAAGGACTTATGAATATGCGTCATGGACACCGTGTTTTAGATGTAGCTGGTGATGCTACACACAATCAAAAAGTACAGAAGTACCTGAAAGAAGGCATAACACGCCTTATCAATGACCTTAAGTTAAAATAGGAGAAACCTGATGTTAGATGCTATCAAACCATTGTTAGATAGTGGCATCATTAACGAAGATACGCAACAAGCAATCAATGAAGCTTGGGAAGCTAGACTTTCTGAAGCCAAAGAGGTAGCTCGTGCAGAACTTCGCGAAGAATTTGCCCAACGCTATCAACATGACAAGCAAGTAATGGTTGAAGCTCTAGACAAAATGGTAACTGAATCTCTACAAAGTGAACTCGAAGAGTTTGCAGCGGAGAAACAGGCTCTAGTAGAAGATCGTGTGAAATTTAAAACTCACATGACCGAGAGTGCTGAGAAATTCAATAATTTCATGGTTGGGAAACTAGCCGAAGAAATTAAAGAATTGCGTGAAGATCGCAAACAATACGAGAACAGCGTAGCTGGTCTAGAAAAGTTTGTTATCAAACAATTGGCAGAAGAAATTCAAGAGTTTGAGCAAGACAAGCAGGCAGTGGTTGAGACAAAAGTTCGTCTAATCGCTGGTGCTAAGACTAAACTTGCTGAACTACAGAAGAACTTCGTTGCTCGTTCTGCTGAACTAGTTAAAGAATCAATTACCAAGAAACTAGAGTCAGAAATGACTCAACTCAAAGAAGACATCCACCTGGCACGTGAAAACATGTTTGGTCGTCAAATCTTTGAAGCCTTTGCAAGCGAATTTGCTGTTACTCACTTAAATGAGAACAAAGAAATCCGTAAACTACAGGCTGTTGTTGCTGCCAAAGAGCAAGCATTAGCGGAAGCTAGAGCTCAAGCTGACTCGGCCACAATGATTGTTGAATCAAAAGACAAAGAGATTAGAATTATTAAGGAATCAACTGAGCGCAAAGAAACAATCAGCACTCTATTGAAATCTTTAAACAAGGAGAAAGCTTCAGTAATGAGCGAACTTCTTGAAGGTGTGCAAACTGCTAAGTTGCAGAATGCATTTGAAAAGTATCTTCCAGCTGTTCTGAACAATACAGCCACCCCTGCTGCACAGCCTAAAGCTATGCTGTCAGAGAGCCGTACAGAAGTAACTGGAGATAAGACTGCTAAGACTAACGCTGAATATTCAGACAGTATTAATACTGTTGTTGAATTTAAACGTTTAGCAGGGCTAAAGTGAACCCTAATTAGGAGAAAAGGAAAATTATGTCACAAGCACTACTAGAAAGCCGTTGGGGCGAAACTAAAGACGCTCTGCTCGAAGGCTTAAATGGTTCGAAAAGAACCACAATGGGTGTAATTCTTGAAAACACCCGCAAGCACCTAATGGAATCTGCAACCGCAGGCTCTACTGCTGCTTCAAACGTTGCAACATTGAATCGCGTTATTCTACCAGTGATTCGCCGTGTTATGCCTACAGTTATTGCAAACGAAATCGTTGGCGTTCAGCCAATGACTGGTCCAGTAGCTCAAATCCATACACTACGTGTACGTTATGCCGATGGTGTAACTGACAGTTCAGGTTATGCTACAAGTACTACAGCAGGTGATGAAGCTCTAAGCCCATTCAAAATTGCTGTTGCTTACTCTGGTGCAACTGTTGGTGGTACAAGTACCACTGGTAAAGCATCCAGTACAAGCACACTAGAAGGTGTACCTGGTAACCGTATCAATGTTCAAATCTTGAAACAAGTTGTTGAAGCTAAGACACGTAAACTAAGCGCACGTTGGACATTTGAGGCAGCTCAAGATGCTCAAGCAATGCACGGTTTAGATATCGAAGCTGAAATCATGGCTGCACTAGCACAAGAAATTACCGTTGAAATCGACCAAGAGATCCTAGGTTCTCTACGTTCGTTGGCTGCTACCGAATTCACATTCGACCAAGCCGCTGTCAGTGGTACTGCTACATTCGTTGGTGACGAACACGCTGCTTTAGCTGTTCTAATCAACCGTACAGCAAACCTAATCGCTTCACGTACACGTCGTGGCGCTGGTAACTGGGCAGTTGTAAGTCCAGCAGCTCTAACCGTTCTACAGAGCGCAACAACTAGTGCATTTGCTCGTACAACAGAAGGCACATTCGAAGCTCCTACAAACACCAAGTTTGTTGGTACATTGAATGGCGCTATGCGTATCTATGTTGACAGCTATGCAAATGACAGCCAGTCAGTATTAGTTGGTTATAAGGGTTCAAGCGAGGCTGATGCAGCCGCGTTCTACTGCCCATATATTCCTCTAATGAGTTCTGGTGTTGTTCTAGATCCAGCAACATTTGAACCAGTAGTTGGTTTCATGACTCGTTATGGTTATATCGAGTTAACAAACACAGCGTCATCGTTTGGTAACGCTGCTGACTACCTAGGTGAAATTGCTGTTAGCAACCTATCATTCCAGTAATACGTTAAATTCCCCGGGATGGGAAGCATTAAACCGCCGCAAGGCGGTTTTTTGTTGACACCAATATCAATAATTGTTGCTGAATTAACAACACTTGACCAAAAAGAGCTCTTTGTGTACAATAGCGGTACAGTAAAAACAAGGAGCTAACATGCAAGAAAAAGAACTAACTATATAAATACAGTATAATATCTTTTAAAGGATTTAAAATGACAAACTTACTTAGAAAATATTCGCTCATCCTTGAAGGGATAGATGATAGCGAACTTTTTGGAAACCCAGCTACCGAAGCTAAAGCAATGGGATCAACTACCATAGCAACTGCTAAAGATGTCAGGGGTATCGACATTCAAGTAGGTGATACAGTAGCTCGTCCAGTGTCATTGTACAAAGCCGGTTCTGCAGAATTAGAAATTCGCCAAGTAACAAAAGTAGTTAATGGGAGGGTTTACCTAGATGGGGGAGCCACACCAATAAAGTTTCCTGAACGTCTAGCCGTACTAGGCAGATAACAAAATAAAAAGCGCCGCAAGGCGCTTTTTTGTTGGGTGCAATAAATATACGTGTTCACAGTCAGATGTAACTCCCGGAGCACCACTCCGGGTAGCTTAGAACGCTAATTAAAGGAGAAATAAAATGGCAAAGTTAAAAATCGCACACAAAGATGCAAGCGGAGCATTGCATGATCAAAAGACAAGTCCCACAGCAGCCAATGTGGGTGGGTACTACGGTGGCACTGGTGGCGAAAATGCCACACTAACCAGTACTGGTGTAAAAACAATTTTAGTTGTATACAATACAGCATCAAACGTACAAGTCACCAGCGGATATATTGTAGCACAAAAAGGTATTCGCAAGTTCTTGGCAGCTAATGTTGCTACTGCTAGTGTTAAAACTTCAGTATACACAGCAACAGTACGTTTAGTTAATGCAGCAACAGATAATGATAGAACAGCAAATCAAGGAACCATTGGTTGCTACACACCTGCAAATGTGGCATTTAATGCAAGTCGTATCACTAACAAATATGTATACGATTTTACTACTCCAATCCCAAACAGATATCGTTATGTGTTGTCTGATGTGGTAGCTGGTAACGGATTTGCTAATGTAGCCTCAGCTTAACCAAAACAAGTGCCAAAAGAACCCGCTTCGGCGGGTTTTTTATTGGATAACGCTTACAATAACCAAGCATAAATACATTAGATAAGGATATTCACGATGGCCGTTGTTAAGAATTTAAACTCAAATTACACAATTACCAATAAAGTCAACCCACTGGCTAATGTCATTGTTGAGACGCACACCATGTTCGTCAACGGCAACCTGTTGGTGGGCGGAAATACCACGCAAGTTACCAAAACAGATTTGTACGTAACTGATAATTTAATTACAGTCAATAAAGGGGAAATTGGCGCAGGGGTAACCTTAGGTAGAGCCGGTCTTGAAGTTGATCGTGGTTCATTTGCAAATGTTCAGTTAATTTATCGGGAAGACTACCAAAAATGGAGTATAACCAACGACGGCACCACCTATGCGAACATATCATCTACTACTGGATCTGGTTCACTTAGCGTATACGATGATAAAATTCCACAGCTGGGCGGAGATCTAGACACACTGAGTCAGAGTATTTTTAGTTCAAATGTTGCCTATGTAAAATTTGACGACAACGTGGCAATTAAAACAACCACAGTTGCCCCTACTGCTGTCGCTAACTACGATATAATTTATGCACAGACACCCCAGGGTGGTGGATCGGGCTTATACGTAACAAACACAACAACAACCAATCAGGAATTGGCAACACAGACACGCAATATTGCGTATAGTATTATTTTTTCTTCATAATAGGATTCGGTATGTCAGTACAAAACACAGCACTAACCACAATAGCCCAGGCTGTTTATACCAGCACAGGAAACACTGTGGTTTCCACAATGCATATTCCAAATTACACAGCAACTCCCATTACTTGTAACGTATGGGTAGTACCCAGTGGCGGAATTCCGTCGTTTACAAATATAATTTACGGCAATTTAACTATTACTGCCTATAACACATTGGTAATTGATAAAGAAAAGTTTGTACTTGCCAATGCCGATGCTCTCTATTCTAACGTTAGTAGCGACTCAAGTGCATCAGCAACAGTAACTTATACCGGATTTTAATCATGGCAAGATTTTTAAAGAATCCAGACTTGTCCTCAGGTAGCCTGGCAGCTAAGTTGCCAGTGGTGCCTAGCAGCGCCTATGGTGATGTACCCACTGATGGATTGATTAGATTTAACACTAGCAATACAAAAATTGAAATGTTTTTTAATTCTCAGTGGAATCAGGTTGCCAAGATTG